CAGAAGAGAATATGAAAATTAAAATATTCAAAAATAGAAAGGTAAACCATATAATTCTTGAATATACACCAATTACGAGAGTTTACATCAACAGAGAATATGATGTTTCAGTGTATGTGTTGCCACAAAATTATCCAAATCCCTTTAAGAGTGTTTCTTCGTGGTTAAGTAAAGATAGTGATATTAAAGATCAGCTATATTTGATTTCAGGATATGGATTTAGAAGGTTAGATAATGTAGCTTAATTTGGATCTGTAGTAGATTATAAGTTTAGATTTGGTAGTACTTTACAGGTTAATACTACCAAAGAAGATTATGCAAAGTATGATGTACAAGCAGCAGGTCTGTGTGGATCTATATTATTTTCAATAAAGAAAGGAATTTTGGGAATGCACGTCGCAGGAAATCCAGTAGAAGATTTTGGAGTTGCTAGTAGGTATTCGGCTGAAGTTCTAAGCAACATTAAGAATTGTTTTGAATCTAGTACTCCTGTAATTAAAGTAGATCTTGAGATTTCGAACATAGATAAGGAAAATACTAGTGTCTTACAGTTTTACAATACAGGATTGATATCCAGAACCCCTAATTCATCAGATCTAGTACAATCAGCTCTATACGGTATATATCCGGTGAGTAGATATCCAGCGGATTTGAGTAAGTTTGGGAAAAACACATTGAAGGAAGTGAGTAAAAAATCTTTCACTCCATGTGTGAGTTTAAAAGAGAATGAATTGAAATTTTGCAAATTGGTGTTATCGTCTATGATAGGAAGGTTTGGAATTCTTAGCGATACAGAAGTGGTGGCAGGCAATGATTGGTTGGCAGGTTTGAATAAAAAATCTTCCAATGGGTTTAGCATGGTAAAAGAGAAAGAATACTACATAGACTTTGAAAATAAGAGTCCCACCGAAGTTTTTAAAAAAGAATTGGAAGTGATATATGAAAACGCGCTTGCGGGTGATGTTGATTACAAGCACTTGATTTGGCAAGAAGTTCTCAAAGATGAAATCAGAAATGCTGAGAAAGAAGGCGTACCTAGAAGTTTTAGAGTAGGAACAATTACTCAGCAGTTTTTGGTTAAGAAGTATTTTGGAAAGATGGTAGAACATATTATGCAAAATAGAGGTTTTAACAAGATTATGGTAGGATGCAATCCTATTAAAGATTGGCCTTTGATATACAAACAGATGCAAACAGGTAAGGTATTTGCAGGAGATATCAAAAATTGGGATGGAAGTATGAATGCAGAATTGCAACAATTATTGGCAGAGCATTTAGTAGAACACAGCGAGGAAACGAATGTTAATTTGTTGTATGCTCTGGTTAGCACGCTAACTAATTCGTTAGTTGTAATCGAGAAAGACACTGTGTTGACCACACATTCCATGCCATCAGGTAGTTATTTAACTGCTATAATGAATAGTATAATCAATAAACTTTATACAGCTGTTTGGTATTTTAGAAATGTTAAAGATCCTTCTGTTAGAGATTATTGGGAATCTATAGATGATTACGTGTATGGTGATGATAAGTTGAATGTGGTTCGTAAACACGAGGAAGTTTTGAATGCAATAACTATGAAGGAATTTTTCGAAAGTGTAGGAATGGGATTTACTGATTCTGTAAAACGTCCTATTGAAACGCCATTTCAAGATATATCAGAAATTACATTCTTAAAGAGATCGTTTGTGTATCATGATGAGTTACAGCAGATTGTGTGTCCTTTAGAATTGCGAGTGATATTTAATACCTTATCATATTATTCCGCGAGTAAAGACCATTATACAGTATTACAAGGCAAAATTCATGCGGTTCAACTAGAATTTTATTTACACCCATCTAGATATGAATTGTTAGAAGATTTTTACCATAGGATGGAAAAATATAAAGTGGATTATCAACCTTTGATGAGTGATTATATGAAAGCAGTGTATAAAGACGATAATTGTTTTATACCAGTTTCATTTAGTAATGGCACTTTATATCAATAATGTAATTTATGAGTTCATAGGCGTTATAACTAAGTGTGGAATCCATACCATACTAGGCGACCGAACTCATTTAATTTTCAACAAAAATATGGAAGATTGGTTATTGGCGATAATTGTAGTAATCGCCCTAATCTTTAAAAGAATGCTACAGCCAACAATGAAATTAATAAAGAAGCCGGCATGTCGGAAGCCGTTAATCATTTTTCGACAGTAAAAACTCGTTCTATTATAGAACCTACTAATATGTATAGTAAATTTCCTAAATTAGCTTGTGTTCCTCAAGCGCTTAAAATGGATTTTACTAGAATTTTAAATAAACCTTATTATATAGCCACAATTCCTTGGGCTACGTTAACGACAAGAGGCACTGAACTTTTTATAAACTCAGGTGCTCCTTTTACTAATGGTTTTAATATACCAGATTCAATTTTTATTAACGCTTTGTCTAAGATACCGTTTCAATCATCAACTTTGTACAGATGTAAAGTTAGATTGATTATGCAAATTGCAGGTACTCCTATGCATCAAGGTTGTGTTTTATTTGCGGCACAACCTCCCGGATTTCAATTTGGAGCGAACACTTCAACCAATCGTTTTAATAGTTTGATGGCAGGTCCTCACGTGTTTGCTTTTGCTAACGAATCCACAGCAGTTAGTTTAGAAGTTCCTTTTTATTTTAATACAAAGTTAGGAAAAACAGATTTGGACAATTCAACTATACAACCTACATATTCATTTGGAAATTATGCTCAAGTTATGGCTATAGTTATGAATCCTTTGCAAGGCCCGGCTGGTTCTTCTACATCCTTATCTTTTTCAGTACACGCAGAATTTATAGATATGGAATTTTATGGTCCTCATGTTGATGTAACTTATACCCCTCTTCCAGTTTTGGCAGCCCAGGGTATCATGGACAATTTCAAAAAATTCGGTACTGGAGTAGTTGATTCAGCATTTACTACAGCCGGAAGTGTCACTAAAGATATACTAGATACAGCTAGAGGATTAGTTAGAGCGTATACAGGATTGGATGCACATAATGAACCTAATTTGCAACATAAATCTCATGTAGTAAATCGACAGTTGGCTAATCTTACTGACATGCCCAAGCAGTTCGAAAAGATGGATCCTTATGGAGAATTCGATCGAATCTGTGATGATTACATCTTTGATACAGAAAGAGATGAAATGTTAATTAGAGAGATTATAACTAAACCTCAGTTTATTGGAACGTTTCAAGTTGATGCCGCTGATACTACTGGCACTCTTTGCTGGGCTAGACCAATTTCACC